AAAATTGGTGAAGAAAGACAAGCTGTTGTAACTCATATGGCATCTGGTAGACCCAAAAATTTTGAGGAATATCAAAGACTTGTGGGAAGACTTGAAGGCTTGCAGTTTATTGAAGATGAAGTTTTAAACATAGAAAAAAAATTTATTGAAGATTAGGGGGTTACAAAATGTCAAGTGGGGTGTATAGTTAAAATTAGGCTAGTATGTCTAGCCCGGGAATAACCCCGCATGGTAACGGTGAACCATAATCACTGCAAAGAAGGAACAGGGATGTACTCTGCACAAAAAGTAAACTACGAGGAAGAGTTTAAACTTAAACTACCTCACCCCAAAGGATATAAGCTGTTAATTGCTATTCCAAAGGTCGAAGAAAAAACAGATGCTGGTGTATATATGCCAGACACATTAACAAAAATGGAACAAACTGCATCAATAGTTGGTCTCGTTTTAGAGATGGGAGAAGATGCTTATGCTGATGAACAGAAGTTTCCGCATGGAGCTTATTGTAAAAAAGGCGATTTTGTTATCTTTAGGTCTTATTCTGGAACAAGGTTTAAAGTAAAGAATGAAGAGTTTCGTTTAATTAATGATGACACTGTAGAAGCAGTGGTAGATGACCCGAGAGGATTTGCAAGAGTATGAATGATAATACAGCACAAAAATTAGAAAATGAAGTTAGCGAAGAGCAACTTGATTTAGAAGTGGAGGTTATAGATGATACTCCAGATGAAGACAAAAATAAAACAAGGAATGAAAGTGCTCCAAAGGATAATATTCCAGAAGAAGAGGAAATTAAAAATTATTCTGAAGATGTACAAAAGAGAATTAAGAAACTTAAATATGAGTTTCATGAAGAAAGAAGAGCTAAAGAAGCGGCTGAAAGAACTCAAGAAGAGGCTGTTAGCAGGCTTGAAAAAATTCTTCAAGAGAACAAAAAATTAAGAAAAACCCTTGATGATGGAGAGGGTGTCTTGGTTGAGCAGGCCAAGAAAAGAGTAGGCGCAGAAATAGAGGCTGCAAAGAAAGAATACAAAGAAGCATATGAATCCGGGGATTCAGACAAGATACTAGCTGCACAAGAAAAGTTGAACAGAGCACAGAACGAGCAGTTTAAGGTTGAGTCTTATAGAGCTCCGGCACGGGAGGCTGAAGTAGAAGTTTCCCCTTCTTCTAAAGAAAGTAAGCCTCCTGTACAAAAAAGACAGGAGCCGACTAAGGCTGACAAGTCATGGTTGGCAGATAATGATGAATGGTTTAATAAACCCGGATATGAGGATATGACTGGGTTTGCGTATGGAATACATGAAAAACTTGTTAAGGCTAAGATAAATCCTACACTAGAGCCTGATGAGTATTATAAAAGAGTTGATGAAGGATTGCGAAAAGCATTTCCTGATTATTTTAACAAGCAGAACGTGGAAGAAAAAGAGGTTGATGCATCGCCACGAACTGCTGGTACCGTGGTTGCCCCGGTTGACCGAAGTGCAAAAAAATCACGCAAAGTGCAATTAACCTCTACCCAAATCAGACTCGCAAACCGACTTGGGCTTACCCCTGAACAATATGCGCAACAATTATTGAAGGAATCGACAAATGGCTGATAATGTATTTGATAGAGAATCTAGAGAAACTCAAACAAGAGAATCAGAAAAAAGAAAAGTAACATGGCAAAAGCCATCTGCTTTGCCTGACCCAGCACCACAAGAAGGCGTTGAATTTCGTTGGATAAGAACATCTTCACTAGGTCAGAGCGACATGACTAACGTTTCATCTAAATTCAGAGAAGGATGGGAGCCAGTAAAACTGGAAGATCATCCAGAACTAAAAATACTACCAGATGTAGATTCTAAATTTCAAGGTAACATAGAGGTTGGAGGATTGCTACTTTGTAAGAACTCCAAAGAAAACATGGCTGCCAGAAGAGATTATCAGAAGGAGCAGGCTGATTCACAGATGTCTGCTGTAGATAATAATTTCATGAAGGAGTCAGATCCCCGTATGCCAGTTCTCAAGCCAGAGAAAAGCACACGCACTTCGTAACGTAACTAAATTAACCGAGAAGGAATCGAAAATGAGCAGTATAGCAGCACCATTTGGATTAAACCCAATCGGCAGATTCGATGCAGGTTCATTAGAGGTAATGAGACAATACCCTATTAAATCTGGTGAAAGCACAGCAATAGTAAAGGGCGATATCGTTCAATTAGTAAATGCCAGTAATGCAACTACAATTGCAAAAGTGACAGGAACTATGGATGGTTCAGCAACTGATCTATGCGGTATTTTCATGGGATGCCGATTTACTGATCCAAATACAAATCAGTTGACATTTAGTCAGCACTTTCCAGCAAGCACAGTAGCATCTGATGCTATGGCTTATGTTGTAGATGATCCAAATGTATTATTTACAATTCAAGCAGATGGAGCGTTTTCTAATGCTAGAGACATCTATGGAAAAAATGCACCTGTAGTACAAAACAGTGCTAATACAACATTGGGAATTTCTCGTGTGGCATTAGATGCTTCAGAGATATCAACCAATGCAGGTGATGGAATCAAAATAATTGACTACTTAGGTGGTGATTTAGGTGATGAAAAAGGAAGTAGCTTTCCAATATTGGTTTGCAAATTCAATTATCATCAGTTGTCATCAACTAGTGGCGCAGCTTAAGGAGAGATAAATGGCGATTTCAAGAGCACAACTCCTTAAGGAGTTATTACCGGGTTTGAACGCATTGTTCGGCTTGGAATATGAAAAGTATGAAGACGAACATACTCAAGTCTATGAAGTAGAAAACTCAGAGCGTAGTTTTGAGGAAGAAGTTAAGCTTTCAGGTTTTGGGGCAGCCCCAGTAAAGCCAGAAGGTTCAGCTATTTCTTATGACAGCGGACAAGAGTCTTTTACTGCAAGATATAACCATGAAACTGTTGCAATGGGCTTTTCAATAACAGAAGAGGCAATGGAAGATAATCTTTATGATTCTCTTTCTGCTCGTTATACAAAGGCACTAGCAAGAGCAATGGCTTATACAAAGCAGACAAAAGCAGCTTCATTACTAAACACAGGCTTTGATACATTTCAAAGTGGAGATGGAGTGACATTATTTAACACAGCACACCCAACAGTGGCTGGTGGAAATAATGGAAACAGACCTTCAACAAATGCTGATTTAAATGAAACTTCACTTGAGCAGGCAGTAATTGACATAGCAGCTTACAAAGATGAAAGAGGCTTATTAATTGCGGCTAGACCAAGGAAGCTTGTTATTCCACCTGCATTAATGTTTGTGGCAACAAGAATTTTACAATCAGATTTAAGAGTTGGAACTGCTGATAATGACACAAATGCATTAAAGACTAACGGATCAATCCCAGAGGGATTTGCTGTTAATCACTATCTTACAGATACAGATGCATTTTTCTTAACAACAGACATTCCAAATGGATTGAAGATGTTTGTAAGAACACCAATGTCTACATCAATGGATGGAGATTTCAATACAGGCAATGTAAGATACAAAGCCCGTGAGAGATACTCATTCGGTGTATCAGATCCTCTAGGTATCTACGGATCACCGGGAGCATAAAAAATAACTAAGGGCGGTTACAAACCGCCCTTTTTCATATATACTATAATTACCTTGACGAAGAATTATCTTCGACATTTGCCAAGACAAGGAGATTTAAATGGCTAATACAACTTTTTCGGGTCCAGTCCGTACAAAGGGTGGATTCAATGTAATAAATGAGAATAGCACTACAGGTGTAATTACTCAAACAGGCTTCTCAGTAAATTCTACTGGTCAGCTAATATCTTTAGGTTCAAGAAAAATACAAACTTTTGTAGGTTCTTTAGCTGCAACAGATACAGCTTCAGCTTATACTGATGGTGATGTGCTTGTAGAACTTGGAACTTTAAATTCAGATCATCCAGATGAATTAGTAACTGCAACAAAGTTTTTTATTCATAAAGCTGTAGTTGGTATCACAACAGCAGCAGGGCAAACTTTGGCTGGTAGTTTACAGTTAAGTGCAACTAGTGGCACAGCAACTAACGCGGCTGTTTCTTCAGGAACAGAAATTGTAGGTGCAGGTGTTGCGGCTTTTTCACCAACTTTATCTGCTGCTTTATCTATAACTGAGGTTGATATTAACTTTAATAATACAGCTGGTAATTTTCATGTGTTTGAGCCTAATGTAACAGCACCGATTGCAAGTAATGTATTGTATGCTGCGGCTACAACAGCATTAAATGCAGATGCTTCAGCAGGTAGATTTACAGTGGAACTTGAATACTCAGTATTCTAAGGAGGGTTAAATGGCAGGTCGTTCAGATGTTAAAGCCTTTAACTTTAACCAAGGAGACAGTGCAGCTGTTCTAGGTCCTGTAAGATCTAGAATTAGACAAGTAGTAATATTTGGCAATGCAGCAGGAGCTCTAACTATCAAAGACGGTAGTGGTGGTGCAGATTTATTGGTTCAAAGTTTTCCAACAGGATTACATACGTTAAATATTCCAGATCA